CGCTCATGCTGCGGCCCTGGTAGCGGCCAGGGCGGCCCGGATCGCTTCGAGCTCGTGCTCGGGATAGTCCAGCTCGGCCAGGCGGCGCTCGGCGGCCAGGTCGGCCCGGATCGTGGCCAGGTCGGCCAGCTCGGCCAGGTCGGCCAGCTCGTTATAACTAAGGGCGGCGGCGACCAGCTCGGCCACCGGGCGACGGGCGACGGCTACACCGGCCAACAGCTCGGCGGCCATGCCGGGGCGCGGGCAGCCCAGGGCGAAGCGCTCCCAGGTCACGCCGTCGGCCACGCGGTGGAATACGTCCGACGCACCGGCGACCATGGTCGGCCAGGCTTCGCACATTACGGCCACGCCGTCGGCCACCAGCATCACGTCGCCATGCGCGATCGCTTCGCACTGCGACCAGTCGTAAGCGCTGGACATGTCCAGGGCGCGGAGATCAAAAATTTTCGTTTTCATACTTTCTCGCTTTCTAGGTTAGCCCCGGCCACCGTGGCCGGGGATTAAATTTTACCCTAATAAATCCACTGAGTGCAACAAATAAAAAGCCCGGCACCTGGCCGGGCTCGGCGGCCAGGTCGGCCGGGTTACGCGGCGACGCCCAGCTCGGCATCGGCCAACAATTCGACGGCCCGGGCCTTAAGCGCTGCACCGGTGCCAAAAAATGCCGATTCGATTCGGGTATTGTCGGAACGGCCGCGTTCGTGGTCGACCAGCTCGGTCACCGCGTTAAGCATCGCCCAACGGGTGCCGGTGACGCCGGGCAGGTCGGAGCCGATGGCCTGGCCGTTAAACAATTGCATGATCCGGACGTAGGCCTTCGACTCGGTGACGGGGCGCGCGCTCGCATGGTACGGGCGCAACAGCTCGGACACGAACACGTCGGCGTCGACCTGATCCATGCCCTGGCCTGCGAGCTGGCGGGACTGCACCAAAAAACCCTCGAATGCATTCGCCACAATCCCCAGCTGCAGCCGCACCGATTCGGCGTCGAAGCGCTCGGAATGCAACACCCGGACGGCCGATTTCAGATAACCGGTGTTAATCTCGCCCTCGCCCCGGATCACGCGGCCACCACTGTAGCCACCGACGGCGGCGGTGATTGTGTTATTGCAAACCACCCTGATAGCGGTGAACTTCGCCACGGTGGCCATGGTGCCGTCATAACTGGTGCCTAGCAACAGGTACGGTTTCACCAGGTCGGAGCTGACCACGGGCGCAGCATCGCCGACGCTGGCCAATGCCCATACGCGGCGGCCATCACTCAGGGCCCCGGCGGTTTCGAGCTGAAAGCCGCCCAGGTCGACCAGCTGGCGAAAAAAATCCATCACCTGGCTAGGCTGCACCACGTTGTACGCGTTCGAGACGACCGCCAGGGGCGCGCCGGTGTCGGACCGGTGCAAAACTTTGCGCGCTGGCCAGGTTTGCAGCTCAGTCGCGGCCGGGGTCGAATACCGCACGGGGGACTCGAGCACGTCATAGGCCAGGCCCGCCTCGCGTGTCCAAGTTTCAACGCTGGCCCCAGGCGTCAGAGCCTGGCCCAAAGAATGCCAAGGGGTTTGGCCGGTGTATGCCATAGCGGCGCGGCCGGTGGTTTCGTCGATCATGTGTGCCATTGTGAATTCTCGCTTTCTAGGTTGATGCCGGGGAAAAGCCCCCGACGGTTTATTTTAGTCTAATATTTTTGGGCTTGTCAACAAGTCAACAAAAATATATTTTATGCCACCAGGCCCAGGTCGCCGGCGATATGGTGGCGCAGTAATGAACCAGGCGGGAGCGATCGAGCGAACGCGGCCACCGTGGCCGCGTCATCGGGCGCGCCGGTTTTCCTGGTGGCATGCCAGGCGATGGCCGCGTGCCCCTGGCCCGCATAACACCCGCCGGGATCATCGGCACCGGCGGCCACTTTTCGCGCCTGGGTTCCATGCGCTACAAAAACAATAACGTATTCACGTTCACCGCGTGCACATAGTGGGCGGCCGTTACCACAGGTCGTGCACGTAAACCCAGAGCCCTCAGGGCTTAGTTGTTCCGGGCATTGCACAAACTGCACGCCCTCGAACGTGTACGGCCACACAGTCCCGGCGGGAGCGGCCACGGTGGCCGGGTGCCCGGCGCGAACGGCGGCCACGGCCTGGGCCATTGTGTCGGCGCTGTAGTTTATTGTCGTTTTCCCGGGCGCGGGCTTTGGCAGGTTTTCAAAGCCAAAATGTGAATATGTCCACGCCTGGCCGTTACGCGGCACCGCGTTATATACGGCGGCCAGGTAATCGGGGTCCACCAGGGCGGCCCCATGCTGGCCGTTCGGGTTTAGGGCGCACGTTGTCGGGCACGTGCCGAACGTGTGATGTTGCCCGGCCCGGTACGTTGTCGCGATCGGCCCGGTTTTTTTGTTGCTACTTTGGCGAATTGTCTTGAGCATAATTTTCTCGCTTTCTAAAAAATTAACTGTGGGTGTAGCCGTCGGGCTCGATGCCCAGCCACATACCGGACCACCTAACCATGATGCAACCATAGGCGGGCACCACGCCACGGCGAAACGCCAGGTAGGTAAGGCCCTGACTGTCACGGGAAAAAACCCGTTTTAAGGCGGCGCGCTGGGGTTTTGTAAGGCACATAAATTCTCGCTTTCTTTCTTTCTAAGTGGCCGGGCGGGTTGCCTGGCCTGGAATTATTATAGTGCAATAAATCCACTTATCAACTGCCTACAAATAAAAAAACCCGGCACGCGGCCGGGCGGGGATCGAGCGGGCCGGATCAGGCCCGACGGTCGGCCAGGGCCTGGTCGGCCTCGGCAGCGCATGCGCGCCAGGCATTCCAGGAAATAAATCCGGTCTCGGCGTCGGGCGGCGTCTCGGTGGCCAAGATATCGGCCGCATAGTTACGCATCGCTTCAAGGACAAAAGCTTGCATAAGCGGGCCGGTACTGGCCTGCTCCATTATCCGGACGACAAATTTTGTGTTTGTTTCGCGTGTCATGCTGGCCCCTTATGGTCGGATTGAAAAAGTGTTATTCGAGAAAAAGTCACGCATCACTTCGTCGATGTCAATGTGCGCGTAAATTTTCTCACTATCAAACTCACCCGCCAGGTCAGCCAATTCGATCTCGCACGCCAGGTCGGCCAGTTCGATCTCGCCCGCGATGGTGGCCAGCTGGCCTTCGGTCAGCTCGCCCGCTAGGTCGGACACGCTGATATTTTCCCCAACGGTCACCAGCTGAGTGTCGCTGATGTGCTCGGCAATGGTGGCCAGCTGAGTGTCGCTGATGTGCTCGGCCAACTGCGCCGGGGTAATGTTGCCCAGTGCTTTGTCGCTGGCGTGGGTCGCCAGCTCCACGCGAACCATATCGGCCACCAGGGGGCGCAGCTGCTCGGCGAGGTCTCTGACCAGCGCCTGCATGATTGTGTTGAATTCCATTTCTTTCTCGCTTTCTGAGGGTTATGGCTTCGCGGATCGCTCGGCCTGATTGGATTGTATATCTACTTTTGTCAACTTGTCAACTGCCACCGCCAAATATTTTGTGAAAAAGCCAAAAGCCCAGCAAACGACGAATTAGGCTGCCAGTTTGCGCTTGCTTTTGTTCGGGGTCCGGCGGTGGTTTTAGTCGGTGTAGGCGCGCCTCTTCCAGGCGTTTTCGATCTCGCCTTCTCATCGGTCACTCAGGGCCCATCGGCTTGCTGTAAACAATCATGCCTTCGAACTCACTCGGAATGAGATAGCTGTCGTGCCCTTCGCCGCCAATCAAGGCGTTAACATCTTCTTTATCCAGGTCCATCATCCTCTTTTCCTCAATTGAGTGAATGATGACGCAAGGCTCTTCTTCACCCCATCCGACATGAAACGCGCCATGGGTCATATTGCCAAACCATACTTCGGTCTTTATACTCATAAATTTCTCTCTTTCTAGGTTGCCTGGGACATCCAGGTGCTTACCACTTTATCACAACTCACGCATACAAATCAACTATCGATCAAATGTTTTCTGAGCTCAGACCAGCTCACGCCCGTCCACGGCCACCGGGCCAGCGCGGGGGTATCGACACCCAGGGTCGCCAGGTCGACTGCCTGCTCGCCGCAAAACAACAGCAGCTCGGATTTGCTGGCATGCGTCGTGCCGGCGGGTTGGTATTGCACCAGGATATAGGTCGGGCAGCGTAGGTCGGCATGTTTGACGTGAAAGGCGACCTGGTGGGGCGACAGGGCAACCTTGCGGCCGCGTTTGACCACCTTCAGCTCGACCATGACAAACAGGCCGTGCGGGAATGCCAGCAAGACATCAGGAATGCCCAGGTTGACCCTGGACTCAATCCGGGTGAAATGGCAGTTTGGGAGGTTTTCTCTCAGACGTTTGTACAAATTCGCTTCCGGTTTCAGGGCCATCATCGTCCTCCTCTTCTTCGGGTTCTTGCTCGATCTGCTTGGGCGTCACGTCCACAATGGGCCCAGCGTTGCCGCCGTACAGGCGTTTGATTTCTTCGAGCTTGCGCACAACCTCTTCTTTGCTCATGCTGTCAATTGTGCCGTGGCGGATTTCCTTGCGGTCGATGTAAATCGAACCCAGGGCCTGGCCCCTTCGGTATTCGGCCTGGACGGCAGCGCCGTATGCGCCAGCCTGCAGCGCCTGGTCGCGGATAACCTGCAGGTCTCGCATGTGCCGCTCGAATGTCGTGCCATACTTTTCGCCCAGCTCGCGCCTTCGCTCCTGGATTGCTGCAACGATGTGCGGATTCTTTTCCGGGTCGGTCAGCTCGCGTGCCCTGTTCTTTGCCCAGGCCTCGCCGTAGCCGGCGCGCACGACCGCCTCTTTCAGGGTCACATGGCCATCGCCAGCACAAAACTCTTCGACAAACTTCCATTCCTGGGGTGTCAAAACTTTTGGCTTGTGGGGCTTGACCGGTGCGGTCACCCTGGATTCGACAACAGCCGGCCTTCCGCCCAGGCTTTTGCCGGCCATAAACTTTTCGTCTTTGCCGCCCATCAGGCCACCCTCCACAGACGCCAGCCTTCGCCATACCGGCGGCATGTGAATCGCGTGCCTGGGTGGCGACGCGAATACATGTAGGCAGCGCTGCGCAGGTTTTTGATCCAGGTCGCGTCCAGGATCATGAAACTGTCGCCAATGGCCATGTCGGGGAATGGATAGCGTTCGCGGGGGTCAACGCCGCCAGGCAAGGGGATGTTTTTGTCTATTTTCATGGCTACATTGTGCAACAAAACCACAACTAACGCAACTACAAGGGCAACCCAGGTCAAATTCAGGGTTTTATGTAGACTTTTTTAGACCAACATATGAAAAGTTTTTTTCAAAAAGTTAGCTCGCGCGCATTTTATGTAAATTACACCTATTGACTATGTGTAATGTAGTGTGTTCTCATAACCTATTGATTTC